CCGGATCAGGTTTGTTAGGAACCCCAAAGCAAACGCAAGACGGCGTTGTTATCACGGTTAATTTGGATGCCCGCATTCAACTCATGACGCAAGTTCAGTTAGAAGAGGGAGTAATCATTTCGCAGTTGCCGAGAAACATTCCAAGTTATCCAACAATCCTAGACGCCAACGGTTTATATATCGTTGGTGCTGTTAAACACTTTGGGGATTCGCGGGGCAACACTTGGGATACTGAAGTAACCGGCTTCGTAAATGCAGGTTCGTTGCTTTCACTTCAAACGCAGTTTTGAGGAACTATGAGCGCTCCACCATTTGTAGGCACACCGACAGTTGCCGAACGTTTAGCAAATGAAAACGTGCTATGGAAATCCATTTGCAAACGGGTTGCCTACACATTGCGCGTTGGCTTGCCCGGAAAGATTGTTGCGTTCGATTCGGTTACTCAATATTGCGTTGTTGAATTGCAAATTACAGAAAACGTGATCATCAACGAAGTTATTTCAGCAATGCCTATTCCTAACTTGCATGATGTGTTGTTGATGTTGCCGGGAGATACAGATTGGTGTATAACATTTCCGTCTTTAATCGGAAGAGAATGCTTGGTTATGTTTGCCGATATGTGTATAAGCGCTTGGGCAACCAATGGCGGCGTTCAAAATCAGGAAGTAACTCGGCGTCACAGTTTGAGCGATGGATTCGCAATTTTAGGGCCGCGAAGTCAACCAAACGTTATTCCTGATTACTCAACAACGGCGAGTGAATGGCGTAACATTGAAAACACAGTTAAGTTGGCCCTAAGTTCTACTGGCATTGCAATTACTTCCCCGCTAATCAGTTGGAATAAAACTCCGGTTGTTAGCTCAACTTCCCCGACTTTTGCTATTCCGATCACGCTTAATGGCGTAGTCTATTACATAAAATTGAGTACGACTCCATGACACAAACGCCAACAGTGATAGTTCGCGCTCTTGACTCTAACAACGATCCGTTGTACGGAAACGGTATTGCTTGCTTCCTTATGGATTTGGAAGCCGTTGCTCAAATTATTAAAACAAGTTTGTTGCTTTTTCAAGGAGAATGGTGGAATGATTTAACGGTTGGATTGCCAGTTTTTCAATCAATTATTGGCAACGCTGAAAACAACCGGCAAGCAACAATTTCGTTGTTGATTCAACAAGTGATTTTGGGCGTTAACTATGTTACAGGAATTTCAAATGTTCAATTCTTGTATACATCTTCAACAAGAAGTTTCAGTTACGCGTGTTATGCACAAACGCAGTTTGGAACTGTGTATGTTACTTACTCACCGGGTAACGTTGCGGTTCTGCCTTTGGCAGTTTAGGGAAGGTATCAATGGCATACTTCGCGTCTTACATCGATGCAACGGGGTTGCACATCCCTTCGTTCGATGATGTTAACGATTACCTTCAAACTAACTACGCCAACATTTATGGTCAGACCATTTCGGGCAACGTAAGCACAAGTGATATTCAATCTAATATTAACGATGCTTTGATGATCAACGATTGCATAAATTTATTGCAAGCGGTGTTCAACGGCATGAGTCCTGTTGCTGCTATTGGAACGCAACAAGATACGTTGTATAAGTTGAACGGCATTGATAGAAACAACCCAACTTATTCAACAGCGATTTGTAATTTGACCGGCCAAGCCGGAACAACAATTACAAATTGCGTTGCGGTTGATCAACTTGGAAATCTTTGGAACTTGCCCGTTAGTGTTACTTTTGATGTAAGTGGCAACGCGAATGGAATAACTGTTACCGCTCAAGTGTTGGGAGCGATCACGGCTTCAGCAAATACAATTACAGGGTTTCAAACTCCTACTGCGGATTGGTTCAGTATAACAAATCCAGCGGCTGCAATTCCGGGCGCTCCAGTTGAGCAAGATTCGGCGTTTAGAGCGCGTCAAGCTATTAGCCAAGAACTTCCTTCACAAAGCTTAGTAACCGGAACGCTCGCTGATATTGGCGCGATAGACGGGGTTACTCGCTATTCGATTGGCTTGCCAACACCGGGCGGCGCTCCCGGTACTTCAATTGAAAATCCTTCTGGTTCAACTGATTCTTGGGGCAACCCGGCTCATTCAATTTCTATGGTTGTTGAAGGCGCAACAGATTTAGAAGTTGCAACGGCGATTTATATCAACAAGACACCGGGGGCGCCAACTAATGGAACAACTACTGTCGTTGTTGCTGATCCTGTAACTGGCATTAACAACAACATTAGTTTCTTTAGGCCAACTTATGTTTTAATTTATGTTTCTTTAACTGTTGAACCTTTGGCTGGTTACACGTCTGCAACTACGACGGCAATTACAGCCGCTCTTGTAACATATCTGAATGAATTACAAATTGGCGAAAATGTAACAATCTCCGCTTTGTATGCGGCTGCAATGGCTGTTATGCCTAGCATCATTACTCCATTGTTTTCAATTATAGCGTTAACGGCTGGAATTGTGCCTTCGCCTGTTGGAACAGTGGATATTGCAATTGGTTACACTTCGGTTGCTTCAACGGTTTCGGGTAATATTGTGATAACCACATGAGTTCTACTCCAATCACGCCGCCGCCCCTAAGCTATTACTTAGGCTTGTTCACTTCTTTGTATAAGACTTCGCCTAAGTTAAACGCTTGGCAAACTATCAGGCTTCAGCCGCTCGCGGATATTATGACGTGCGCGGCTGGCATTACTGCGGCTTATGATCTTGATACGGCGGTTGGAGTTCAACTCGACATTTTAGGCCAAGTAATTGGGGCAAGTCGAACCGTTCCTTTTCAACCTTCGATGGGAGTATCCCCAATTTTGGATGATACGACTTATCGTTTGTTGTTATATGCGAAGCGAGCAAACAACACTTGGAACGGAAAAATTCTTTCTTTGTATCCACTTTGGCAAACTCTTTTTCCGGGCGGTCACATCATTTTTATTGACAATCAAAACATGACCGCAACTATAATCTTATCCGGTACTTTCACTTCGATTCAGAGCGATTTAATTGAGAATGATTTGATTGTCCCAAGGCCAGAAGGTGTTTTGTATAAGTACGTTGTTGCGCCAAGCTTCCCGTTATTTGGTGCTGATCTTAACAACGCTTACATTGCCGGTGCTGATCTTGGGCACGCGAGCGCATAGGGGGAACGATGGCAGGAACAACGAATTTTGTTCAAGTCAATCCAGCGGCGGCGAATCAGGAAAACGATGGAACTTACGCCGCTGATCCATTAACAACTGGCGGAGTTGGCGTTGATGATATTCTTCCTTCGCCTTGGTTGAACAAGGTTTGGTTTCAAGCATCGACGTTCATTTGCGCGCTCGCTTATGTTATGGCGAATTGGGGCGCTGGCTTCAATATTGTTGATACAAATCTCGCAACATTGCAAGCGCAAATACTTGCTTTCTTTCAATCGCTTATCGGCGTTCCAACTTGCGTTCGAACTGACAAAACAGCAACATACCTTTCAGGAACGACTTACACTAATGGCAGTTCGAGCGCAGTTTATGAAGAAGTAACCTTAACAGCAACAGGATCAGGAACAGGCGATGAGTTTATTTTATCCAGCATCATTGACGGCGCAACCGGCCCGACTCAATGGATTACAAACGATGGTCGCGGCGCTTGTGCAATTGGGTTTTGGGTTCCGCCGGGAAAAACTTTTTCAGCAACGGCGGTTCAGCATTCGGGCGGAACACAACCTTTTGGAATAAGTCAATGGACTGAAGTTAGCTTCTAGGAAAGGTTAGTGAAATGAAAAACTTTTTCGCAGCGTTGCTATTGTTTGTAGGTACGTTGTCGTTCGCGCAAAATTCCGCGATCACGGCAACCGTAACTGATTCGGATGGGCAAACGTGGAATAACGGAACCTATCAAATTTCGTTTGTTCCTCCGTCTGGATACACAGGGTCTGCCTACACATTCAACGGTTCACCTTGGACTCCGCCAACCCCCATCAACGGATTGATGAATGGTGCCGGTATCTTCACTTACTCGCCGTTGCCGCGAAATGATTATATTTTACCAAATGGTTCAGGCTGGGCTTTTCGGGTTTGCCCGAACGCTTCGGCCCCTTGTGCAACTACAACGATTTTGATCAATCAAGCTACGCAGAACATTTCGGGTTCGCTTGTTCTTGTTGCACCAAGATTTGCGACTGGCAATCTTTACAACGGGTCTTACGGCTATCTTGACGTTGAAGTTACTCCAACCCCCGCCGTTGGGTTGCAATATTGGAACGTTACTTTACAATGTCAACGAGTTTGGAATGGTTCTACATTTAATTGTCCAGTGAGTAGTGTTCCAACTTGTAATGCAAATCAATTGCCTTATTATGCCGCCGATGGAAGCATTCAAGCTTGTTTAACCCTTGGCTCTGGGCTTTCTATTTCGGGTAGTGATTTAATCGCAACGGGGAGCGGATTGAATCAGCTCACCGGCGACGTGACGGCAGGACCGGGCACCGGATCGCAGGCGGCGACGCTGGCCGCAACCGCCGTGACGCCCGGCAGTTACACGAATACCAATCTCACGGTGGATCAAAAAGGACGCATCACGTCAGCATCCAACGGGAGTGCGGGAGGCACTTACTACCAGACGGTACAGGCGAATGGAAGCGCGCAGGTACAAGAACCAGCACTGGACCTGATCTCAGGCACGAATGCGACCGTGGCCTGCGTAGATGATTCCGGAGTGAGAACGAAATGCACGGTGAGCGCGACGGGTTCCGGCGTAGTACAGGCGGCCAGCGAGTACAGTCCGGCATACTACAACGATTCCGGTTCCACCGCGCAAGTTGGCGGGGTATCTCCATTTAACGGCCTAGGTTATTGGTTCACCTCAGCGCCGCCCGCGGCCGCAACCGGGGCGCAGGTAGTGGAGGTAATCGGATCGACGCCAGTTGCCAACGCAACAACAGCAACAACAGCAACGACAGCAACCAACTTTTCCGGTAGCCTGAGTGGTGACGTAACTGGCACGCAAGGCGCGACCGTAGTGTCAAAGATCAATGGGGGTAGTATGCCAGTTAGCGCTCCCGTTCTCGCTAGCAACGCTGGCAGCCAACCCGTGGCCGCAACCGGGGCGCAGGTAGTGGAGGTAATCGGATCGACGCCAGTTGCCAACGCAACAACAGCAACCAACGTGCCTTACTCCGGCCTCACTGGCACCGTCCCTACGTGGAATCAGAGCACCACCGGCAACGCCGCCACCGCTACAAATGTTGCTTACACTGGTCTAACCGGCACCGTCCCAACTTGGAATCAAAACACAACAGGAAATGCTGCTACAGCAACCCAAGCCACGAACGCCACTAACGTCAACGGTGGCACGGTTTCAGCTACTACAGGAACATTCTCCGGCACCGTCACGGCTGGCGCTACAACACCAACGACTATAGGACCGAACGGTGTGCTGTTAAATGGGGTTCCCGCTCTCCAGTCACAGACATCGCTCAACAACTACTACTCCGGTGGAGCGGGCAATCTGACTGGCACCGGCAACAACAACACCGCGAATGGGTTTCAGGCGCTCAACGCCAACACCACCGGCTCCGACAACACCGCGAATGGGATGTACGCGCTACTCTCCAACACCACCGGCAACAACAACACCGCGAATGGGATGTACGCGCTACTCGACAACACCACCGGCAACTACAACACCGCGAATGGGTACGCGGCGCTCAACGCCAACACCGCCGGCTCCAGCAACACCGCGAATGGGTATCAGGCGCTCTACTCCAACACCACCGGCAACAACAACACCGCGAATGGGTTTCTGGCGCTCTTCGCCAACACCACCGGCAACAACAACACCGCGAATGGGTATCAGGCGGGACAATACATCGCGGATGGCGTGACCGCCAATCAAACCAGCGGCAACTCAGTGTATGAGGGCTTTCAAGCCTATCCACTTGCCTCTGGCGATACGAACGAAAATGTAATCGGAAACACCGCAATCGGCCACGGGAGCAACACAACGACGCTGGGCAATGCGAGCATCACGGATACCTACATCGCTGGGACGGTCCATGGTACGAGCTTTACCGGCAACGCAACGACAGCAACCAACTTTTCCGGTAGCCTGAGTGGTGACGTAACCGGCACGCAGGGCGCGACCGTGGTGTCAAAGATCAACGGGGGTAGTATGCCAGTTAGTACCCCCGTTCTCGCTAGCAATGCTAGCAGTCAACCCGTGGCCGCAACCGGGGCGCAGGTAGTGGCGGTAATCGGATCGACGCCAGTCGCCAACGCAACGACAGCAACGACAGCAACAACAGCA